ATTTTCAACCAATAAATCAGTTGAACTTATTGAATTATCTATTTGAGGTACCATATTTTTTCCTTTCTATGAATTAATTTGCTGTATGAAATATTGTTGACCATCTGCAAATACAAAAGCTATAACTATATCTCCTATTCGCAATGAACTTTTATCTATTGCATTATTAAATATACAAAAATCTTCAGTTATTTCTAATTTATCATCTCTTTGAAATATAAAAGGAGATATTGATTTAATAGTTAGTGATATTATTCTACTTGTATTAGGATTAGAATCCTTGCTTGTATTATGAATAACTTTAAATAATCTACCAGCACCATTTGCCGTTAAACCTCAACCTCCAATTCCATTGTATGAGAATATTTTGTAAATATATGAGTTGAATTTTTAATCCACATCCATTTACTAATATTCAATTTTGCTAATTCAAATTTTATGCCTTTACCTGCAGTTAATTCTATTATACCATCTGATTGCATTTTCAAAGTCTCTACTTCAGCATTATATTTTTTCAAATAATTTTCAGCTTTTTGTTTTACTTGAGCAGAATTATCATTATCATCTGCCTTCTCTAAAAATTGTAACAATCCCCATTTTTTTATATTATTGCTATCTTTAACAATCCATATATCTCTTTTTCCAGTAGTTTCATTATCTCTATACATCTTAACTTGATTATATACATCACTATCAATACTTTTTTCATAAGTATATGAATTTACTAAAGAATTATCTCCTAATATTACATTGGTTTTTTCAGCTTGCAATTCTGACCAAGTTAATGTTCCAAAATTATCTTTTATAAAATATTTCTTCTTATCATAAATGCTTGCTAAATCCATTCCTCTTTTTACTATTGTATATAAAGTTTTTTTATCGTGTACATAAGGTTCTGGAACATAACTTGTAGGAGTTTTTATATAATATTTCATATTGTTATTTTGACATATATTTGCAAATATATTACTAGCTGTTTGATTTTTAGTTGTCATAATATCATTGTTTTTAAAATATCTTAACTGGTCATAAGCAGTTATTTTATAATTATTATCAGCATCCGTACCCATTTTAAATACATATCCAAAGAAAAATCCTTTTCCATCAACAATAAATGAAATTATACTACCATTAGATAATTGTAATATATTATTAGGGTCTTGCTGTAAAATAGTTGTTAATTTACTAGCTTCCCCATCAATACTATCACTTACTTGTATTTCCTCTGTAATATCTGATATATTATAAATTGTTCCATCATTACTATTTTGTAAATATACCTCTAAATTCATTTATATCACCATCCTGTTGGCAATGTAAGTAATTGATTTGGATATATTAAATTTGGATTTGAGCCAATTACACTCTTATTCAAATTATATAATTCCCTCCATCTACTACCTACACCAGTGAATTTTTTAGTTATATTCCACAAACAATCACCTTTTACAACCTTATAGGTTTTTCTAGAAGTATTTTGTGAAGGCGTTGAGGAACTAGCTCTTGGTTGAGAACTATTATAAGAAGAAGTTCCAGATATATTTGTTTTAACAACTCTAACTCCATAAGGTATATATTCTTTTATTTTTAGAGTATAATATATATCTTCTTCTTCACCAGCTTTATAATCATATTCAAATTCCTCAATTACAAAATACATATTCAAATTTTTAGGTAATCCGGTTGTTGATATTTTAGCTACATTATTATTTTTATTTTCAGTATTCCAAATTTCATTTATAAAATCTACACAAGTTTTAGGTGTAACTCCTGTATAAAAATATGAGTTGCTACCAGGAAAAAAACTTTCGATTGAGCAACTCATTAAACTAGGTACTCCTTTTCTAGTTACTTTACCTAAACCTACTATATCTAAATCATCATTATCTGCACTTCTTTGAATATTTAATTCTTCAGGATTTATTGGAATTGTAAGATATTTATTATTGAATTGTATTTTTATTTGAACTGTCATATTATCCCACCTCCAAGTTTGCATCATATATTTCTTCAAGTCTATCAGCTACCTCATCTAATATATCATCTACATTAGCTGTTTCTCTAACATCTCCAAAAGTTAAAGTAATGTTAGGTGTAACTGATTGATAATTTAATTTATAATCTCTAGTTGCTATATCTAATAATAATTGAATATCTTCATCGGTTAATAACTTATCATTAGATGTTGTTTTTAATGCTTTACCACCAGAACCATCACTTCCAGTTACTCCTCCAAGAGCATCATCTATTGCATCTCCTAAACTATTTCCAATATTACCACCTAAATCATTAAGTGATGCTCCACTTAATTTCTTTCTATTTTGAGTTCTAGCCTGTCTTGTAGCATTAAATTCACTAGCTTTATTTTGAATATTTGTTGCTCCATTATAAGTTACTTCATTTAATTTTGCTTGATAATCCGTTATCTTATCTGCAATATCTCCCATTTCACCATAAGTTTCAGCTGTAGCATTTGCATAATCAGTCATTGTTTTTGATATAGAATCTACTGTTTTACTTGTAAAATCAGCATAATCCATAGTTTCAAATTTTCCACCTAATTTATTCAATAAACCAACTATTTGATTATACATCCAAACGAATGCATTAACTACTCCTTGAACAACTGTTTCAAAACCTAATTTCATTGTTTGTGCTGCTAATACAATCATATAAAATGCTGTTTGTAAACCTAATTTAATACCAAGTATTCCTTCATACATATATAAACCTGCGATTATAATTGCATAAAATGCTGCTTGAACACCTAATTGTAATATCATTGCTCCTAATCTTAAAGCATCCCAGGCATATAACATATAATAAGCAACATCATCATTGGTATTCCATAAATAAATCAAAGCTAATACTACTAAAAATACTACTACCGCTAATAACATCATTTTTATAGATGCTGCTGATATAGTACCATTTAATATACTTTGCCAGAATGCTGCCAATTTAACTTGAGCTTGATATGCTATCCAAGCAACTGTAACTATTCCTATGGTGATAGCTAATGCTATTAATATCATTCTTATAGTTCCCCAATTGTCTGCAATAAATTGAATTATATTACTTATAACTTTTAATAAAGGTTGCAATGCTTTTTGAACTTCATTTGTTATCTTTGTCCATAATTGTCCCCAGGTTAAAGGCATTTGATTAAATTTTTTATTAATATCATCAGATGCATTAAACATTGCTTTCTTTAATCCTTGAGCCGTTACTTGACCTTTACTTACCATTTCATCTAATTGAGCTTGACTTACTCCATAGAATTCCCTTAAATAAGCAATCATTTGAGGAGCATTTTGTTTTAAAATTCTATAGTCATTTCCTAATAATTTACCACTTGATAATGATTGAGTTAAGTTATACATAACCGAATCAATTGAAGATGTATCCAATCCTTGAGAAGTAAATAATTTATTTAATAATTCACTAAATGCTATTACTTGTTTACTATTATTACCAAAAGCTTCACCTGCTTGATTACCTAATTTACTAACAATATCTGCCATTGATTGATATCCAGCTCTAGACCTTTGAGCAGCATTATAAACTTCTTCCTGTAATTGTGCTGTTGTTTGTAATCCATCATTCATCATATTTAATCTAGCAGTTGTTGATACATATTGGTCTGATAAGGAAATTAATTTCTTACCACCTTGAACTGCAGCTTCAATTCCTTTAGCTACAAGATTACCCATTGCCACATCAAATATATTACTCATATGATTGGTTTCATTTTGGGTTTGTTTTAATTGATTATTTAATGAATTTAATTGTTTTTCAGCTTCCAATATATCTGATTTTGCCTTTTTAAATGAATTACCCATATTTCCATTTTCGGAATTTACGGATTTCATTACATTTAAAGTACTATGCATTGCTTTTGTAATGCTTGAAAAAGTAGAAGACATTTTATCTTGTAATTTCAATGTAGATGTAATAGTTGCCATTATCTTCTCCTCCTTCCACTAGGTTTTTTTAATCTAGCTTTACTTTGTTGTTTTTTCTCTTCTTCAATTTTAATTTGAATAGATGCTATTATGAAAGCTCTTTCTTTTTCAGATAAATTTATATATTGAGAAGGAGTATAGCCCATATTTAATACTGCATACATACAAATACTAGCT